AGCTTCTTCGGCGTCGAGATGCCGGCGCGCGAGCGGATCGTGATTTCGGTTCCGCTGCCCGCAGTCTCAACCAAGGCCGCGCGGAAGCCGATTGATGTCGGAGAGATCACCCGCCGAGAGATCGCGCGGGCTAAAGGCGCAATCTGGGCATAAGCCGCCGGCCGACCTACGGACTCCCTGCAAGTCGAGCCTCACGCAGCCCTCTGGAGTTGAACGATGGACACCATGAACCTCGCGAAGTTCCGCGATGTGCTGACGAAGGCAGCTGCCCTCAAGGGCGAGGCCGGCGTCATCGCGCAGAAGAAGCTCATCCTCGATCGCTACATGATCGTCGATGCTGACGGCGTGGCCGTCGACCCGGAGGCGATCGACATCACGATCGCTCCTGCGGCGGCCGAGACTCAGATGGAAACCGACACGGCAAAGGAGCCGGAGATGAACGAAGATCAGATCGTCAAGAGCGTCCGCGCGGCAGTCGCCGGCGCGATCAAGGACACCGCGCCGAAGTTCGCGGTGACCGCGGAGCCGAAGGCTTGGGAGAACGCGCGCCAGTACGGCCGCCTCAAGCACCTCAAGTCCAAGGAGTCCGCTCACGCCTGGGGTCGTTGGGTTCTCGCCTCGATGGGACACAAGAAGTCCGCCGAGTTCTGCGCGAATAACGGTCTCATCATCCAGAAGGCGCACACCGAGGGCGTGAACTCGCAGGGCGGCTTCCTCGTCCCCGATGTCCTCGAGAACGAGCTCGTCTCGCTCCGCGAGCAGTACGGCGTCTTCCGCCGCAACGCCCGCGTGTGGCCGATGACCTCGGACACCCTCCGCATCCCGAAGCGCGCCGCCGGCCTGACCGCCTATTTCGTCGGCGAGGCCGCCGCCGGAACCGAGTCGACGCAGACCTTCGATAGCGTCACCCTCGTCGCGAAGAAGCTGATGGCGCTCACGACCGTCACCAACGAGCTCCTCGAGGATGCCGTGATCAACATCGGCGACGATGTCGCCGGCGAGATTGCGTACGCCTTCGCCTTCAAGGAGGACGACGCCGGATTCAACGGTGACGGAACCTCGACCTACGGCGGCATCGTCGGTCTGGCAAACACCCTGACCAACGCGACCTACCAGATCAGCGACGGCGCGCAGACCGTGACGAGCGGCGTCACCCTCGCCGAGATTTCGGCGGCCATCGCGAAGCTGCCCGGTTGGGCGGCGCAGCGGAACAACATCAAGTTCTACTGCAACAAGAGCGTCTACCACTCGGTCTTCGAGCGGCTCATGTTCGCGGCAGGCAGCACTCCGACTGGCGCGAGCGCGGCCGAGATCGCCTCGGGCGGCACGGGTCGCTTCCTCGGATACCCGGTCGAGTTCTCGCAGGCGCTCACCGCGGCTCCGAGCGGCGCGGGCGCGGTCTTCGCCTATGTCGGCGACCTCGCGCAGGGCTGCTACTTCGGCGACCGTCGCTCGACCTCGGTTGCGTTCTCCGACTCGGCGCTCAATGCGTTCGAGCAGGACGAGCGCGTCATCCGCGGTTCCGAGCGGTTCGACATCGTGTGCGCGAACTGCGGCAGCGCGTCGGCCTCTGGCGCGATGATCAAGATGACCCTCTGATTCAAGGAGTAACAACATGACTCGCCCTCAGCCCAAGTTCTTCTGCAACAATGTCGGCGCGGCAACGACCGCGCAGCTCGTCTGCGACTGCTCCGGCTATACCTACTTGTCGATCGTCGGCAGCTTCGGAGGCACGAACTCCGGCCTGACCGGCACGACTACGATCCTCGAGGAGTCCGATGACAACTCGACCTACTCGACGGTGACGACCGGCGTCTCGCTCGCGACGACGACTTCGGCGGCATCCGTCGCGAAGATCGCGTGGAATGTCGATCTCCGCGGGCGCAAGCGGTACATCCGCCCGACCGTCGCCGGCAACTTCACGAACGGCCTGGCCATCGTCGCGATGGCGTTCAATGCCGGCAAGGATCAGCCGATCACGGGAACCCTCGCGAACGCGACTCACCTCGCGAACCTCTGACGCATCGCCCATTTGCGTGGAGACGCGCCGCGGATTCGTTTCGCGGCGCGTCTCTTTTTTTGGCTACCATTCGGGCAGGAGGCACGAATGAACTACGAGAGCAAGCTGCCGGACGAGACGCCGGCGACGAACGACATCGGATTCAAGCTCGCGGAACTGACGACGCCGGAGGCGCTCGAGTTCCTGCGGGAACTTGTCAAGCAGACGCCAGACGACGGCATCGTGACGCTCGCCGTCCCCGACTTCGACTACGGCGTCGCAGCCTACGAGCGCCGCGAGGGACGGACGGAAGACCTCATCATGCGGAACGGAGGCGCGCGGAGCATCTGGAACCTGACGAAGCTGCATCGCGCGCTCAACGGCTGCGGCTTCGATCTCCTCGGGACGCCAGACGGCGGCGCGATTTCGCGGGAAGGTGTCATCCGAATCAACGCGCGCAAGTTTGCGCGACCCGCGCCGCATCTGCCGATGTCGAACATCCGCGCCGTGATGTCGATGCCGCGCGTGTCTTGGACGACGACGAACCATGTGCTCCACATGGCCGCCGCCAAGCTCGGCATCGACACGATGCGCGTCACCGGCGTCTTCTGGGGGCAATGCCTCGAGCGCGCCATCGAGGAGGCTATTCGCGACGGCGTCGAGTACATCCTCACGGTGGACTACGATTCCGTTTTCGACGCCGAGGACATCGTCCGCCTCTGGCAGATCATGCACACGCGCCCCGACATCGCGGCGCTCTGCCCGCTCCAGGTGCAGAGGGACAAGGAGAACTGCCTGTTCACGCTGCGCGATCGCGAAGGACGGCTGCGCGCCGGCGTCGGAGAGGAGGAGCTCTTCACCGACGCCATCGAGATGAACACCGGCCACTTCGGCCTGACGCTCATCCGCGTATCGGCGCTCGAGGGAATCCCGCGTCCTCTGTTCTACTGCAAGCCCGCGCCGGACGGCTCATGGGGCGAGGGTCGCGTCGACGACGACATCCACTTCTGGAATCAGCTGCGGGACGCGGGTCGACTCGTCGCGCTCTGCCCGCGCGTCAGGATCGGTCACCTTCAGCTCGTCATCTCATGGCCGGACGAGAACAGTCAGGCGCTCCACCAGTACTTCCCCGAGTACAGCTCCAACGGGAGGCCGTCATGCACCATGACCTTCTGATCGTCTGCAAGCCGTTCTCGATCAACGACCCGCAGCGCGGCCGGCGCGACCTCCGTCCAGGCACGGCGGTCAACATCGAGGATGGGGCTCAGGTCGACGAGCTGATCCGCCGCGGCTATCTGCGGCGAATCTCGGAGGCCGCGCCGCTCTTCGCGGAGTCGACGGAGAACTCCGCCAAGCCGATGAGGAAACGGAAGGACTGACGCATGGCGATCGACGCAAACAGCCTGGTGACGCTTGCCGACCTGAAGAACTACGCCGGCATCACGGTCGGCACGGACGATGTGCTGCTTCAGCAGACCATCGACCGCGCGAGCGCGATTGTCTGCTCGTTCTGCGGGCGGAAGTTCGTGCAGCAGAACTTCCTCGAGATCCGCGACACATACGGGCATGAGCGTATCGCGCTCAAGCAGTCGCCCGTCAGCATCGTGCGGTTCGTCGGCGTCGGTTGGGACTCGGCGATGACCGTGCAAAGCACCGTCGCGACGGATGCGTTCTCCTCCATCTCGGTGGACAACGAGCATATTAATCTCCATCGGATTCAGTCGTCGGGCTCGAGCCAGACGACGACGATCAATCTCGCGTCGCACGATACGAGCGTCGAGATGGCCGCGCACATCAGCACGATCACCGGCTTCTCCGCGTCGGCGCTGCTCAATGTGCCGTCGACCTACCTTCGGAAGCTCGTCGGGCGCGACCTCAAGAACTCGGTCGCGTACCTCGAGGCTCCGACCGATTCGCTCTACGATTACCAAGCCGACCTCGAAGCCGGCATCCTGTACGGGAAGCAGCTCGCGCTCTATCGCTCGATGCTCATCGATTATACGGCCGGCTACGCGACGATCCCGCTCGATGTGCAGCAGGCGACGATGATGATCGCGAGCCGCATCTATCGCGGACGGACGCGCGACCTCGGCGTCCAGAGCGAATCGCTCGGCGGCTACTCGTACTCGCTCCGCGGCAGCGCGGAGATCGACGCGGAGGCGCGCGAGCTGCTCATGCCGTATCGGAGGCTCCGATGAGCATCGGCAGCATCATCGCGCGGTTCGGCGTCACGCTGTATGTGTATCGCCCGACGATCACGACGGCCTCGGACGGGACGGTGATCCGCACCTACTCGTCCGCGGCGTTCTCGGCGAAGGGCTTCGTGCAGCCGACCGGCCAGTCGCAGGATGTCTTCGAGGGGCGCGCCTCGTCGCGCACCGCGGGGACGATCTACTTCGAGGGCGCGCAGGATGTCCGAATCGAGGACGAAATCTACTCGGGGACGACGGGCAGCGTCACGGCCTGGCGCGTCGTCGGCGCGGTCAATCCCGGCGAGATCGGGAGGCTCGGCGGCGTCGCCGGCTATCTGAGCCTCACCGCCGTCGAGGTCATCGAGGTCGAGCCGAGCGTCGCCCTATGAGCAAGGTTCGCGTCAACATCGACACGGCCGTCATCGACGCGCAAGTCCGCGCCGCGAGCACGGAGGCGCTCAATGTCTCGTTCCTCGCCCTGAGCCGTCTGGTACGGACGAAACTCTCGCAGCGCGGCACGGGACGCTTCTACAAGGTCGCCATCGGGCGCAAGAACGGTCGGAACCTCCGCGCGCAGGGATACCATCAGGCATCCGCGCCAGGCTTCCCTCCGGCGGTCAACACGAACCGGCTCCGCGCCTCGTTCATCGCCGATCAGCTCGGAACTTGGAAATACGGCTATGCATATATCAAGCAGGCCGCTAAGCGGACTGCGCTAAACTTCGGCTCGCGCGTCTTCTACGCGCCGATGCTTGAGTTCGGAACTCGCAAGATGCAGCCGCGCCCGTATCTCCGCCCGAGTTTGAAGGTCTTCTCTGGCGGCGTCGAGCGCATCTTTGCCAAGGCCTTTGAGCGGCATTTCCCCTCGAGGAAGAACCCATGAGCACGAAGGCGATTCTCGATGCCTTGGCGACCCGACTCAATGCGTCGACGCTCAACACGACCCTCGGCGGTCGGCTCGGCGTCGACCAACTCGCGGCGAATGTCGCCCTGCCGGCGATGGTCTATCGGGTCGCGTCGGCGGATACGGCGAAGCTGTACCAGTCGCTCGAGCGATACGATCTGCGGGTCGAGTTCGTCTTCTTCCAGAAGGCCGGCGACGGGACTACGATGCACACGCTCTCGGGGCAGCTCGAGACGGCGCTCGCGACGACCTTGACCGTCTCGGGCTTCGACCGCGTGACCATGATCCGCCAGAGCGTAGGCTCGCCCTCATTCGAGGACGATGCTTGGACGATGACCGACACATACCGAGCGATCGGCTTCAAGAGCGTCTAAAGGAAACAACGAATGCCCATCAACCAGTTCCTCATCGGCAACGACGGTGACGCGAGCTTCACGGTCGGAACGACGACGACCGCGAGCACCTTGTTCAAGATTCGCAGCTACGCGGCGACCCTTCAGCGGAACTCCGTCGACCTGACGGCGTTCGGAGACACCGGCCGCCGCAAGCGTCTCGGGATGCTCGATGTCACCGGCTCGCTCAATGCCGTCATGGGCATCGACAACACGACGACCGGCAACACGACCAACCTCTACTCGTCGGCGCAGTTCGCGTCCACCGAGACGATCAGTCTCACCCTCGCCTTCGGCAGCGGCACGGCCGCGACCAACCAGGCGAAGATCGTGACGGGTTGCGTCTTCAACTCGTTCGCCTTCAACAACGACAAGGCCGGCGACAGCACGATGTCCGTCAACTTCGAGAACGCGAACGGCAGCGCTCCCGTCGTGACCTGGCTCGTCTGATGTCCGACGCCGCAGCCGTCTTCTCTCTCTTCGAGCCGAACGGCAGCGACTGGCTCGTCTCGCTCGTCCTCGACGACGGGTCGATCATCAACCGCCGGTTCTCTCCCGGCTCGATGACCGAGCAGCAGGTGCTCACGATGGCGCTGCACATCGCGCGCGTGTCGCCCGAACGGTGCAAGGACGCTATCGTGCATCGCGTCGGGCAAGCGAAGGTCATCGAGGCCGCGCCCGACGACCATTTCGAGCGACTCATGCGGAGGGTACGGCGATGAACCTTGCGGCTCAGTTCCCGGCAACGATCGACGGCGAGACGATCTACTTCAAGCCGCTCACGGTGCGGCAGCGCCTCGCGTTCGGCAACACCCTGATCGAGCGCGAGCGGCAGCGCGCCGTCGACAACGGCAAGGCCGCGGGGCTCACGGGTCGCGACCTCGCGTCGGCGGTCGGCGATGCCGTGCGCGACGCCGAGCGCGTCTCGTTCGTCGTCATGGCCGCATTCACCCTCGAGGGCGCGCTGCTCATCCTCGCGATGGCATCGAACGAGCGCGACGCGGAGCTCGCGGGATCGAACCTCGAGCCCGGCGAGCTCGGCGTCCTCGCCGCGCGCTGCCTCGGCGTGACGGTCGGCGCGGAGGACGAGAGCGCCGAGGGAAAGTGACGCGGCCGGCCGTCGCGTCCGAATGGAAACGCGACTGGTTGGCCGAAGCCCATCTCATCGCGCGCGCGGCTCCAGGCCTCGGCAATCCGCTCGACCTGACGGTCGCCGAGTTCGATCGCCATCTCGGACTCGCCATCTCCGGCGGTCAGGTCGATGAAAGACCGTGGCATCGTAGGTTTGTCGAGGAGTCGATTCGATGAAGGCCGGCGAGATCGAGATCACAGTCGCCGCGAATTACGCTGCGCTCGACGCGCAGATGAAGCAAGTCGTCGCGTCGACGACGGCCGACGGCGGTGCTGCCGCCGATGGGTTCGGCGACAAGTTCAATGCGAACCTCAAGCGGCACATCGAGACATCGGCGAACCAGATCAAGATGCAGCTCGTCAAGGCCGCCGGCGCGATCGCCATCGCGAACGCGCTGAAGACGGCGCTTCAGACTGGAGCCGAGGGCGCGAACTTCACCGAGTCGATCACGGCGGCGATCAAGTCCGTGCCGATCGTCTCGACGGTCTACGAAATCTTCGCTTCGATCGGCTCGCTCGTCACGGGCGAGGCGAAGAAGAACGCGCAGATCATGGAGGCCGAGGCGGAGGCAGCTGCGATCCGTGCGCGGACGAAGTTCCGCGAGGCGCAGATGGCTCAGGTCGCCGGCGCGCAGGAGGACATCACGCGCCTCTCGATGCAGGATCAGATCGAGCAGGCGAAGCGCGAGGCGAACGCGCGCAAGGTCGCGCAGATTCAGGCGCGGCAGGAGATTCACGATCTCGAGATGCGGAAGCAGCGCGACCTCTTGAACGCGAAGAGCGAGCAGGAGAAGGAGCTGATCCGCGAGCGGACGGTGCTCGAGTTCGGAATGATCGAGCGCCGGCTTAATGACGAGTACCAGCTCATCGAGGCGGCGGACAAGGAGAAGCAGCAGAAGGCCGCCGACGCCGCCGCGAAGCAGGCCGAGGAAGCCGATGCCGAGGTGCGCGAGATGATCGAGTACATGAACGCGACCGCCGAGTCGGTCGCGGAGGAGCTCGCGCAGCAGTCGCAGAAAGAGCTCGAGGCGCTCGACAAGGAGTTGCAGTCGCTCGACGAGCAGCGCGTCTCGGCCGCGCAGGAGACGGGAACGGCGCAGACCGCGTTCGGTGCGTTCCGATTCCGCGCGTACACGGATGACGAGAAGAAACAGGTCGACGCGAACATCCTGCGCCAGGTCGAGTCGATCAACCGCAAGGCCTCAGAGATCGCGCGCGGAGGGATTGTCTGATGGCGCAGCAAGTCGTCGAGTCGATGGAAAGTCGGAGCCTCGGAACGAGCGGCGGGACGCTGCGCGGGCAGCGCGCGTTCTTCGTCTGGGACAACACGGCGACGATCACGCAGCCGGTCGACATCCAGTTCGGATCGAACGGTCTGCCATCGGTCGGCGACCTCTTCCCCGGCGAGTCATCGGTCTACGCGGTCGAGTTCGACATCGAGCCCGTGAACGACTCGAGCGGCGTCTGGCGCGTCTCGTTCGACTACTCGCAGGGCAGCGGCGGCAATCCTCCGCCGCCGGTGCTGCCGAGTGAGCCTGGCTATCTCCAGATAAGCATGGAGTATGGCGCGGTCTTCAAGGACTTCTATCGCGATAATCCAGGCTTGAAGCTCTTCGACGGCAACCCGACGAACGAGGACATCAAGGGTCGCTTGATCGACGCCTGCGGCGAGCCCGTCTCCGTGCTCGTCCAACAGCATCGGCTTGTCCTCGAGGAGACGATCGGCGTCGACGCGGTGCAGGCCTCGACGGTTGCGACGCGCAACGCGATCGGCAAGCGGAACAGCGCGGCGTTCTTCGGCGCAGCTACGGGGACGCTTCTGTACGAGGGCGGCAGCGCGCGCCGCATCTCTCTGACGGCATTCAGCGTCACGCATCGCTTCCTGTACGATCAGTTCTTCCACATGGTGCAGCAGCCGAGGCTCAACTCGCAGCGCGCCGTCGAGGTCGACAACACGCGCGAGTTCCCGAGCGCGACCTTCGTCCGATGGGTGCAGCCGTTCACGGGGACGACCGACTTCAACTCCTTGAGCGAGAACTTCTAATGGCCAACGAGATCACCGTCACCGTCAAGCTCTCCGCCGTGAAGGGCTTCTTGAACTACAGGGACGAGCCCGGCGTCCAGTCGATCACGATGAACGGCTCGACGGGATCAGGCGGCGTCCAGACCGTCTTGACCTCGCACGGCGCGCTCGCCATCGGAAGCGTCGGCACGGCGGGATGGGCGTTCTTCCGCAACACCGACGCGACGAACTTCGTCGAGATCGGCCGCGACAACGCGGGAACCTTCATCGGCTTCGTCAAGCTCAAGGCCGGCGAGTCCTGCATCCTGCGACTCACGACGAACGCGCTCTACGCTCGCGCGAACACGGCGTCGGTGAACCTCCAGTACTACATCCTGGCCGACTGATGACGCTTCCTCGCTTCACATCCGGCAAGGTCGGCAACCTGACCTTTGCGCACATGAACGAGATCATCGACCGGCTCGAGGCGGTCGAGAAGAAGGCCGCCGACCCGAACCGAGATCAGCGGGGCGTCCTGCTGCCGTTTCTCGCGAAGACGACGCTCCTCAAGCCGCAGACGAACAACATCTGGGGCTTCACGGAGTTCACCTACGGGAAGAGTCGCGACATCCGTTTCCCCGCCGGCGTCGATGGCGGCCGCGCGTCGGGACGGGCGAACGACCCTTGGGCGTTCCCTCTGATCGGCGAGGGGCTCAT